GAGCACAACAAAGCGTCGCAGGCAAAAAATCTCTCCGCCCCTACCTTGCAAACCAACCCGACTGGGTCTGGGGCGTCGTCAAAACAGAAATCGGAGAACGCGCGCAAGCGGGCATAGACACTCCAGCCCGCCGCGCTATGATCGAGAAGTTCCCGTGTCTCGGCAAAGTTGCGTACCGTGAAACTGTGCTGAAGGAACATCCTGACCATGAGATCGCGGATTTTATGCGGTCGCAAGGCTATCTCGACAAATACCCTCCAACCATGCGGATGAACAAATCGAATGAGGAAAGTGCTTACCTCAGCGCACTCAAGTTCTGTGCGCCTGTGAACCCGCGTGTGAACGATCGATCGTGGCACCGTGCTTGGGCTGCCGTGGCGGTGAAGACAATTCGCTACTGCGGCAACTCTCGTGTCATGACTTTTGACGAAATCAAGAACACCGTGGACTGGTCAAAAACCAATGGTTGGCCTGAATGTGTTCGCTGGTCTAGCAAGCGTGAGTGGCTGGAATATGATGGGCTGGAGGAGCTTGATGCTTACTTCAGTTCTGAAAACAACAGCCCTTACTCCTTGCCTGGTCGCGACGTGGTGAAAATTATCGCCGCGTATGCTGACTCGTACCCAAACATGGAGCATTTGAAGAAGCTCTACGATGAGGATTTACCAGCGGGAAAATTCGTCCCCTTCAACTTGGTGCTGCTGAAGAAGGAGACTCGAAAACACGAGAAGGTTGACGCTAACCAAGTCCGCGTCATCACGCCTGTCTCAACACCACACGTTATGATGAGCAAAACGCTCCATGAGGACCGCATGCAGAAGCGAGCGCGTGCAGGCCTCCGAGCTGGAACTGCTCTTGGACACAATCCTTTCGGTGGAGGAACGCAGATTTTGTTCAACTATCTCTGCGATCCGGACCAAGGTTTCACGCAGGGTTACGAATCTGATGTCAAAGCACAGGACTCAACGATTCAAACCCGTGACTCCATCGAACTACTTACCATCAACTTTCACTGCCTCCGTGAGGAAGATCGGACCTATGAGAACTGGGTGCGCATGCGGAATTTGCGCGACGGTATCTACACCGGACCAATGATCATGCCTGACGGCACAGTCTTTCTGAAAGGGACCGACGGCCGCGGTGGAAACACTAGCGGACAACACCTGACTACGGAAGACAATGACTTGAAAGTTGACTTCAATTATCTCTACGCGTATGATCGCCTCAAAAACCCGAGGTCTGAACCGTGGAATTTGCTTGAAGACTTTGAGCGCCACATTCGCTTGGTGCATCTCAGCGATGATGGCGTTGTCGTCCCTGACGACGATCACCAGGAACTCTTTTCCTTTTCGCAGGTTGCCTGCGTGCTCTGGCACGAACTTGGCGTAATCATTGAAGGGCCTACTCCTCTCTATCGTCCCGTGGTGGAGTTGCAGTTCTTGGCCATGAAATTCCTGTACAATGAGGATTGGAATATGATGTTCCACTCGCTTGATCCGCAGCGAGTGACTTCTTCTATTGTTCAGGGCGGTTCAGACAACCCCTTGACTGGGCGCAACACGCCACATGGTATGTTGCTGCGCCTGGCAGGCATTCTTGTCGCCGCCTGGGGCAATCCAGAAATCCGCCGAATGGTGCGGAATTGCATCCAGTACCACCTGCAAAAGTACAAGGACCTTGATTCGCTCGACAGAAGAACGCCGTGGGAGCAGGCCAAGAAGGCGGTGCACGACGATTACACTCTCGCAAAGTTGTACACTGGCTTCGAAGCCTCGGCAAGTCCAGTCAGCTCTCAGCTGGACAAGTTTCCAGTCGAACAATCTATTGAACCACAATTTGTAAAAACGATCTCCAAAGCAGTCAAAAATTCCATCGGCAAACAAGTCGGTGAAGCATTTGAGACAGCTACTGAACACATCGTACCGCACATCGAACGTGCGGCAAAATCTGTTGGATCAACCAAAGCAGGAAAGTACTTGCTCGGGAAGTTTGAATCGGCAATCGATCACATCTCGGGCGTCAAACCAAGTCA